GCTATTGTATTACTGCCTGCGAAGTCATAATCAATGAGACACAGCGTAATTGTAGTATCTTGATATCTAAACTTAAGCGTCAAATACGGATCAGTATAGTGGCGGCCTACAATTGGCTTTTCGTATGTAATTAGTTTTGCCCGCTTATAACCTAAATTATTTTCAATCCTGTGTGCTGTCGCTAGATCAACCTTTGCAGAGTTCTCTATATCAGCAGTTGCTCCATTATAATTATACAGAAGAATATAAGCAATATATATTATAATACCACAATAAATATCATCCATTATTGTAGTGCCTTCATCAGAAGCTATAGCATTTACTCGCTCAGCTATTAAATCTTTTAGAATTGCGACTTGATAATATACATCAGGTGTGCTAATAGAATCATTAAAGAGTGCCACAGGGACAGATTGAATATCATTTAGTAAGTCTTTCATTGTTGCAATATCTGTATCTTTAAAATACTCTATATAATCCTCGTATCGTTTCATGCTAACTAAATCTTCTATAACTACTTCAGTTGGTTTGTTTTCACTATATTTTAGTTTATTATTCATATTATCACCGTGCACAGTTAGAAGATGTCCTAGTCTACTAGCCTAAAAATTCAATGTTAGCATTTGCTTAGAAAACAATACTTCATCTTCAACGCCTAAGAGTGCTGCAATAAATAATTCAAACCTATAACCATCACTTTTACCAAACTCAAACTGTGTTGATACCTTGGACCAACCTGTACCATTTATATTATATGCTAACACTATTGTGTTGTCTGGGAAGTTATAATCAATGAGACACAGCGTGATTGTGGTATCTTGATATCTAAACTTAAGTGTCAAATATGGATCAGTATAGTGGTGTCCTACAATTGGCTTTTCATATTTAATTAGTTTTGTCTGTGTATAACCTAAACTATTTTCAATCTTGCGTGCTGTCGTTAGATCAACCTTTGCAGGGTTCCCTATATCAACAGTTGTTCCATTATAATTATACAGAAGAATACGAGCAATATACAGTGTAATACCATGATAAATATCATTCATTATTGAGGTGCCTTCGTCAGAAGCTATAGTGTTTATTTGTTCAGCTATTAAATCTTTTAGAATTATGGTTTGATAAGGTGCTATATAGGTAGATTGAATATCATTTAGTAAGTCTTTCATTGTTGCAATATCTGTATCTTTAAAATACTTTCTATAATCCTCGCGTTGCTTCATGTTAGCTAAGTCTTTCATAACTACTTCAGTTGGTTTATTTTCATCATATACCAGTTTTTGTGACATAGCATGGCTCCTTACTCTTATATTTTCAACTTATATTTATGGAGGAGTCGCATAAATATAAATTGCCTAACTGAATAGCAAAAAATGCTACCCAGTTAAGCAGTTGTTTATACTTTAGTTACTAGCCAGTGGCTTCCTCGCTAGTTGTATCACCGAATGCTTCGATAATTTCGCCGTCCTTATTAAGAACTTGAATAGGTTGAGCAATAGGATTATTAATAATAGTACCACGAACGAAGTATTTATTATTAACAATTAGCTTACCATAAGAAGTTGTGAATGCTTTACGAGCCATGAAGTCATCAAGCATAACAGTAGGTGTTGAAACAACAGGAATGTATGGTGCAAAGATTAAACCAGCATTTAAAGAGTCTTTTTGGTCTTTGTAAATTACAGCCCAATCATTATCTTCAAGGTCTGGAATAGCGATAACTTTGATGTCTTTTAATTTACCAATAACAGTAGCACCACCAAGTTGAGAGCCATAGTTTTCACCTTGGAATGCAGGTAATGTTTCAACAATAGTTTGAGCGTTAGGTCCTACTAATAAGATATTACCACGAACACGTTTGGAATCTTTAAAGATTTTGTTAGATGCCGCAATAACCGCATCTAAGAACGATAATTTGTGGAATTCGTATAAACCATTAGCAACACCAGCTGCTCTATTCCATTGAACAAGAGTTGGGGCATTTTTCATTACTTCAAATACTAAGTCTAAGTCGATTTCACGTTTTAATTCATACATTGCAGCTTCAGCAAGTTGGTCTTCTAAAGATTTACCAAATTGAGCTTCAAAACCGAAACCAGCTTGGAATGAATATTTAGTTTTGATTGTTCTTGGTTTTGCAGTGATTTCACGAGAATCCACGTTAGCATTTAATTCTGGGACTGCAGTTGGAGCATACTTATTAGCATAAGCATAGGTAGCCTTAGGGAATAATGCACTAGAGTCTGTGGAACCTACGGTTGTTTCAACTTCAACTTTGATTGTACCGCTAGCTTCTGTAACAGCTACAGTGTAACTTGTAGAATCAACTGTAAATGTTGCAGTTGTGTCATTTGACCAAGTTAACTCTTGGCCAGGAATTTTAACACTTTGAGGAATAACTGGGCCCCATACTGGAACAGCAGTAGATCCTGTATTAATAGTTACTTCATCAGAAGTGTACTCAGTGTTAGTATTAATTTGGAATGGATCAATTAATACTTGACCTTCTGTTACAGCACCTTTGCTAGAACCCGCAACTGATTGATAGAAGAATACCATCGCTTTTTCAGTTTTAATAGGTTGAACACTCGCGATTTCGTGTGCAATAAGGTTAGGGAAGTAACCGAAGAAAATGTCGAAGTAAGTTTTTACTAAGCCTACACCAGCTGCATTACCAGAAACAGTTGTACCGATATAAGGACCAGCTTGAGTGGCTTCACTAATAACAGAGACACCTGTTCCATTACCATACATTGTTTGAGTTGCTTTAACAATGTTTTCAGTTAAGACAGAGTACATTGCTTTTTGTTGAGCATCTGTAACTTTGCGCATGTGTCTGTTTAAAGCTTCTTGAATTGTTTTAGGTTCTTTACTAAGGTTATTCATTTCAGCTTTTTCAACAACAATTTTGGTAGGAGCAGCTTTAGCTTCTGTTACACGTTTTTTAGTAGTTTTAGCTTCTAACGCGGCTTTTGCAGCTTTGCGCTTTGCAATTTCAGCTAAAAGTTGTTCTTTTGTGATTGCCATATATTTTTCTTTCTCCTTTTTATTTTATGTTTTATTAATGTGACTAACTGATATAACTTACTACGTATAACTTGGAAAACTATATATGGGCTTCTCGGGTTTGTTTATACGAGATTGTTTAACTTAGTTAGCGAGCTTGTTTCTTTAAGTACTCAAGCTCTTCATCAGAAAGCTCTTCAAGCTCTTCTTCAGATAGTTGGTCTAGGTCAAGATCTTCGTCTTCTTCAGGTTCTAGTTCGATTTCTAGTTCTTCATCTTCTAAGTCAGCGTCTAGGTCATCTTCTAGGTTTTCTTCTTCTGAAAGATCTGTTTCTGCACTAAATGGTTCTACAGGTTGAATAAGAAATTTAAGCTCATCAATAGACTCCTGAAGTGCTTCAAGCTTATCTGTGATTTGTTTTAAGAGCTCTTCTTCGCTTAATTCTTCTTCGCCTTCTTCTTCGCCTTCTTCTTTGTCTTCTTCTTTGTCTTCTTCTTTGTCTTCTTCTTTGTCTTCTTCAGGCTCAGGAGCTTCGTCTTCCTCAGGCATATCACCCAAGTCAGCTTCAATAGCTGCTAAGACCTCTTCTAGGTCGTCTTCTTCTGATTTTTTAGCTTCTGTAACAGCTACTGATTTTACAGATTTTGGTGCATTAGCTAAAATGTTTTCCCAATAAGCAATTTGTTCACGAAGTTTCTTTTCAGCATAACGAAGCTCTTTTAATGTTTTAGCATAATCTTTTTCTTTGTATTTTTCTGCGAAGGCTTCTTGACCCATTGATTCAATACTATATGCTAAATTATATAACTTATGGGCGTCGTCTTTAAGTGCTTTTAAACCTTGCTTTAAATAGTCAACCATTGTTAATGCACCAGTTGCTTCTTTAATAACTTCTTTTTTCATACTACCACCTTTAATAATATTTGCATATTCTTTATAGACATCTGCATGGGCTTTGTCTTGTTTAGCAAGTCTCTTAATTGACTCTGCCAGTAATAAACGATTGAACTTGCTACGCTTAGTACTTTCTGCAAGCATTGCAGTATTACGAAATGATGGGTCATATACGAAATCAATACTCATAAGCTCAAAGGACTCAGGAATAATTCTTTCGTAAGACTCTGCAACATTACTTACAGACTCAGTTTCACCGAAGCCACGAAGTGATACACCAAAGACTTCGCCACCACCTACAAGCTTAGCATAGTCAAGATGAGTTTTAACAATGCGCCCCGCTGGTGTATTTAAAATGTCCGCTGTACCTTGCCACTTGTTTCCATTTTTCTTAATATCACGCCAAGCAATCGCGGAGTTCTCAAAGCGCATTTCTGGTTGACCATTAGCTGGATGGTCAAGTGAACCTAAAAGTGTTGATGGTTTTAGTTTATCATTCTCATCAAAAAACTTACCACCCTTACCAAAAGTAGTAGGTTGTGTCCATACTTTAGATTCATAATAAGTTCCATTTTGTGATATTGTGTTTTCAACAATAATACCATCTACTGTGAAGGAAC